ACCGTTCTGACAGAGATATTCAGGCGATTGGCTATTTCCTGATATTTAATATTTTCTAATCGGCTCATCTCGAATACTTCTCTTTCTTGAGGAGGTAATTGTTCCAATGCATTTTTAAGTTGCCGGCATAAATCAGAATATAGTATGTAGTTTTCTGTCGTATCTATATCCTTAGAACTCGATTTAAGCTCGTAAGCAATGTGCTCATCTATAATCCTGCGATGGCGTAATTCGTCCAGACAGTAATTCCTGACCGCTTTCAGTAAATATGATTTTAGTGAGTTCTCAATTACCAATGATTTCCGGTCATTCCATAGTTTGAGAAAGATATTTTGTACAATATCTTCACAGGTAGATTTCTCCGGAATGTAAGTACCGCCAAACAATACCAAATCTTTATAATAAGCATGGAATAGTCGGGTAAAAGCCTGTTTATCATCCAGTTTTAGTGCTATTACCAGAAAACGGTCGTCGGAAGTCTGTTGTTGGATATTCGGCATAGTATTGTAGTAAAGGTTCTATTGTCGGGGGTAAAAATAGAAAGATTATTTGGGATAAACGATAGTTTGAAGAAAAAATAATGCAGATGAAAAAATAATGCGATATCCAATGTGGCTTTTATTTTTAGAAACGTCTTATTGATAGAAACGAGAGAAAAACACATTTATTAACCTTTAAATAATACGAGCCATGAGAAAGACATAATCAGTGAATTCTGCTTCCGACAACTGATAAAAAAAGGAAGGTCTGACTCACCTTCCTTTCCAAAGATTCAGTTATTCGTTAATCAACTTATTTGTAGAACCAATAACCAAACATGTAAAGGTATGAAACTTATTTCAATTAGAAAAATGAAAAAGAGAATTAATGTACCTGCGAATGTAAAAATGGGGAGAATCTGTGCTATATGGTTGTTTTGTATAGCTTTGCAAGCTGTCAGTATACCTATCCTGGCACAATCCGCCAAAATTACATTGCGACTGAAGAATGTGACTGTAGAGGAGGTCCTGACCAGTATCGAAAATCAGACAGAATATCGTTTCTTATACAACAAAGACATTGTTGATGTAAGTCGTATAGTAAGCATTACTGTGAAAAATGAACGGATGACTCTGGTACTGGATAAACTTTTTAAAGGCGAAGGAGTATCTTATACGATTGAAAAACGTCAGATTGTATTAAACAAAGTTTCATCTCAACCACAGGATAACAAACAGCCGGTCAAAGTGACCGGAAAGGTAGTGGACGAATCCGGAGAGGTTCTTCCGGGAGTGACTGTGATGATAGAAGGGGCTACTCAAGGAACCATAACCGGTATAGATGGCAATTACCAGTTGCAAGTTCCGGAAGGCTCGACACTGAAATTTACTTCAATAGGTTACACTACATATACGCAGAAAATTACCCGACCGATGACGTTGAATGTGACGATGAAAGAAGATTCGAAACAGTTGGATGAAGTTGTTGTGGTAGGGTATGGAACGACCACCCGTAAGAATCTGACAACTTCCATTGCAACGGTAAAAACGGAAAAAATATCGCGAGCCGCAACAAGTAATATGTCACAGATGTTGCTTGGGCGGGCTGCCGGACTGGAAGCTACGTTGACAAGCCCGCAACCGGGTGGAGCAGTTGACCTTTCAATTCGTGGGGCAGGTACTCCCATTTTTATAGTAGATGGAGTAATGATGCCTTCCACTTCTTTAGAGGTTGGAAATGGAAATCAGGTTATGCCCAACTCTATCAATCGTTCGGGATTGGCCGGACTTAATCCTGCCGATATTGAATCTATCGAAGTGTTAAAGGATGCATCTGCCTCCATTTATGGAATTGGTGCAGCCAATGGGGTCGTATTAATCACTACAAAGAAAGGTACTGAAACTCGTCCCCAAATCACTTATGAAGGAAATTATTCTATCGTGAAAAACTATCCGTATCTGGAACCTTTGAGTGGGGAAGAATATATGAATGTTGCCAACATTTTCAATAAAGAAAACTATTTATTTACGAACGGTATGTATCCTTACGGTGATAAACCTTTTGATAATAAATGGGTACCTCAATTCTCACCTCAACAGATAGCTGCCGCTCAAACAACAGACTGGCTGGATTGTGTATTAAAGGATGGTAGCATCAATAATCATAATATCACAATTACGGGTGGTTCTAAATTGCTGAAATATTATCTGTCCGGAAATTATTACAAACAGGAAGGTACGGTAGAAAACTCTGCTATGGAACGTTATGCTCTTCGGACGAACATTTCTTCACAATTGCTTCCATTTCTTAAGTTGACAGCAATTGTCAATGTAAA